ACGTAGAAATGTTGATTGCAAAAATGATAATAATTACTATTATTATCTTGACTATCATGTATTATTGTTATATACTTTTATAAAGAATAAATTCTATGGAGGAACTGGTCATGAAATATGTATGTGATGTTTGCGGATGGGAATATGATGAAGAGAAAGGATATCCAGAAGGTGGTATTGCACCAGGAACAAAATGGGAAGATGTTCCGGCAGATTTTGAATGTCCATTATGCTTTGTTGGAAAAGATCAGTTTTCTAAAGCAGAATAAATAATCAAGAAGAAGAGGAAGGATTTTTTTATGGAATTATTATATGTGTAGAGTCTGTGGACAGAGGATAGGGGAATGTGCAGCATGTTTCCGTATTGCTCCCATTTTGTTACCAATTGCTATCCTTTTACTACCATTCTGCCTCTTTTTTTCAGAATTGACCTGTGCTAATATTATCATAGACAAATGAGACATGAGCTACAAACTTACATTTCATTTGTTTCTCTTTTGCAAAAGAATACGGACAAAATATAAAGCGTCTGCTCATTGCCGGAATGGTGATGGGTATGGCGCTTTTTTTGATGCCGAAAACCGGGTGACGACCTGAAAAATGAAACAGGAGGAAATAGCATGGCATATGAATATGACCACGATTGCCCATTTGAAGCTTACATCACGAATCTCGGAAAATATAACGAAGGGGAGCTGGTAGGCGAATGGGTAAAGTTTCCTACCACGTCAGAAGATCTGCAAAAAGTATTTGAACGAATTGGAATCGGTTCAAAAGATGACTTTGGTAATCCTTATGAAGAATGGTTCATAAGTGATTATGATGTGTACGGCGGCAGACTGCCGTGAACCTGTGTAAGCAGAATAGGCTTGATGCCTGGGGCAGCCTTCGGGTTGCCTTTACATAGTTTCCACTTTCAAAAAATAAAAAAATTTGCGTTTTTGAAAGCGACATCTTGCATATACTATTAGCAGACAGTATAATACGTACAGCGAAGCGGTTTCGAGAAATGAAAAAACTTCAATTTTTGAAAGCGGGTATGGAGTCCGGTGTCAGTCCTGCTCAGTTCATCTCTATTAATTTTGAGGATTTAAACTACGCATATCTGCAAACTGCAAAGGCACTGCATAATGAAATCACAAAACGAGCCACAGAAATCAACGGTAAAGCCTATCTGTTCTTTGATGAAATCCCGGAAGTAAAAGACTGGGAGAAGTGTATCAACTCCCTGCGTGTATCCCTTGACTGCGACATCTATATCACCGGTTCAAACGCAAAGCTTCTTTCCAGTGAGCTTTCCACTTATCTTGGCGGACGTTATGTGGAGTTTATTATTTATCCATTCTCCTTTGCAGAGTTCCTGGAACTGTATCGCCCCATTGCGCCAGATGAACCGATCCAGAAATGCTTTCAAAAGTATCTTTTATCTGGAACTTTTGCGCCGGGACTATAAAGTTACAGTAGGCAAAACCGGAAACAAGGAAATTGACTTTGTATGCGACAAACGCGGGGAAAAACTGTATGTTCAGGTTACCTATTTGCTGGCATCCGATGAAACCATCCAGCGTGAGTTTGGAGCATATGATAACATCCGTGATAACTACCCGAAATATGTTGTCTCTCTGGATGAATTCGACATGAGCAGAAACGGAATTAAACACCGCAACATACGGGATTTCCTACTGGCAGAGGAATGGAATTAAAAAAATAGCCGCTAATGGAATTCATTTTCCAAAAGCGGCTGCTCTTTTTATCTCTTTATTTCTTTAATTTAAATTTTTCAATTCATGTCATATGATTATCTTCCGGAGGTAGTACCACCATCAATGCACAGTGCCTGGCTTGTGATCTCGCGGGCGAAGTCACTTGCAAGGAATACGGTTGCCCAGGCAATATCTTCTTCCTTCTGATCATGTCCCAGCGGGATCATGCTCTTAACGGAAGCATTCCACAGTTCTTCACGTTTCTCAGGAGTCAGTTCATTATGAACTTCTGGATCCCAGCCATTGTTCATGCCTTCCAGGATCTCTTCCCACATTGCTGTACGGATAATTCCCGGGAGAATAGCATTTACACGGACTCCGTAAGGAGCTGCATGTTTTGCTGCGGACTGCATCAGGCTTGTTACAGCTGCCTTGGATGCGCTGTAGGTCTGGAGCATTCCCATACCGTCTCTGCCTGCAATAGAGGATACAAGGATCATGTTTCCGCCCTTATTTGCTTCCAGATGTGCCAGACCATGTTTGATCATATGTACGGTTCCCACTACATTGATATTGAACAGTCTCTGAACCTCTTCTGTAGTTGTATGCATCATATCCTGAAGGGAAATTACGCCTGCTGCATTTACGATCACATCGATCTTTCCGCCGCCAAATGCTGCTGCGTCAGCGATCAGCTTCTTAACGTCTTCTTCCACAGCTACATCACATTTTGTAAAGCCGCCCTTTACGCCAAGTGCCTCGATCTCTTTTACAGTAGCAAGGCCCTGATTTTCTTTACGGTTTGCAATATATACGTTTGCGCCACATCCTGCAAACTGAAGTGCCATCTCTTTACCCAGTCCACGTCCACCACCTGTAACAAGGACTGTCTTTCCAGTAAAATCAATATTCATTGCCATAACCAAAATCCCCTTTCCAGATATATGTTCTGTTTAACTCTGTTAATATTTTATCACTCTGTATGGAAATGTCAATGTTTATAATCTTAAGTTTTTACAGTTTTTCCCATAATTACAGGCTTTTCTTTTGTTAATTTTTTAATCAACTTTTTCAAAACAACCACATTTATTCTCCGGCCAGGTATCCTCCAAACCTTCCCGGTAATGGTACCACAGTATTTCTCCATCTGCCATGGATATGCCGATTTCTTTTATCCCGTCATGATCTAAGTCTTCCATCTGTGCTTTAGCCTGCCAGTCCGCTTCTTTTTCTGATCCCCATAAAAGAGTTCCCACTCTGGCCCCATTTGCGCTGTCATATACAGCATAGCCGTTCTTATTATCTAACGGGGAAAGGCAGAAAATGAGAGCGCCTTTATCGTCCAGGTGCAGGTCTTCGGAATAAGCCCTGTAAGTGCGCCAGTCACTGCCAGGGATGTTGGAATCTGAACCGGAACCTGGTTCTGGCTCTGCATCTGTGTTTTCCGTAATGATCTTTCCGTTTTCTGTCGGACCTGCAACCGGCTCCTGGACCTGGATCCCATATAAGAGCCAGAATGTGCAGACCAATAAAAATACACTGACCAGAACCGGGATGATCCCAATGATCATTAAAATACGCCATTTTTTCTGCCCCGTCTTTCTGCTCTGGATCATGCCTGCTGCAATAAAACTACTTCCCAATAGCAATGTGGCTATTTCCAATCCAAACATCCATTTTCCCTCTTTCTTACAAATTATGAAACTGATCCTATTGTTCTGTATATCTGAACTATACAGCTGTTCCTTCAGGGAAAATATTAACTAAAGGTTAGTTTTAGAAACAGTTTTGGGGACTTTATTTTTTTACTATACACATTTCTATTTAAAGGCTATAATAATTCTGGAAAAATATGAGTATAGAGAGGGTATTCTTATGTACGATTTAAAAATGTTAGAAGAGATCAAAAGCCAGGAAGAGCGTATCCACTTTTCTTCTTTTGATTACAATGATGCTTACACACTGGGAACCATGCTTCGCGAGCGTGGTCTGACCACTCCAAAGCCAATCGCCATCCGTATTGTTTTTGATGATATTATCCTGTATCAGTCCTTCCTTCCGGGAACAGACGAAAGCAATAACCAGTGGATGAACCGCAAGCAGCACACGGTTGAGCGCTGCCATACTTCTTCTCTGCGTGCAGCTGTTGAACGGGAATTAAACGGTGTAAAGGAAAACTGGCAGCAGGACGAGTCCCACTATGCATTCTGCGGCGGTGGATTTCCAATTATTGTAAATGATGAGTTCCGCGGTGTTGCCATGATCTCCGGTCTGCCTCATCTGGAAGACCACAGAAATCTGGTGGAAGTAATGGATCAGTTCTGCGCACAGAAGAACGCGTAAGATCTATTCCTATTATTGGTTCTCACAGCAAATATAAAACAGGTCGCGGATATTTCCATAAAATGTGATATCTGCGACCTGCTTTTTTATTATACGCATTTTTCTGCTATTTTTATCTATTACCTATCTATTCCCATTTTTTCCACACATCCGGCTGATAGCCTAAGGTAGACTGCTTTCCGTTTCTGACCACCGGTGTTTTGATCACCTGGGGATTTTCCAGGACTTTTTGCAGCTTATCTTCCTCTGCGATATATTTGATCAGGGACAAAATATCTTTGTCTTTCCCATCCCAGTTGATCATATTTTCCAGGCCTCCGTTTGCCTGGGCAACGGAGTTAAACTCGCCTTTTGACATGCCTTTTTCCTTCATGTCAATGAACTGGTATTTGATGCCACGCTCTTTGAAAAAGCGTTCTGCTTTCTTTGTATCATTGCACTTTTTTGTGCCGAAGATCTGGATGTTCATAAAATATGTCCGCCTTTTTCCTGAAAATCTGTGTTTTTATTCATATCTTCACTCATGATACCATGCTGCATTTGTCTTTACAAGCCGTCTTTATCTGCGGATCACCTGGATCTCCTGCTCTGTGCCAAGATCTACCGGTTTGAAGGTGTTTTCCAGGCCTTCTGTAATATAGATCTGGCCTTTATCATCTTCTAAGACTGCCTCGTAATTCTGGTGGCTGCGCCAGTGTTCAGCCGCTTTTTCCGGACCCATGACAAAAAGGGCAGTGGAAAGACCATCACAGAGGAAACCGCTGTCACTGATAATGGTCACAGATACCAGCCCATTTTTAGCCGGAGCACCGGTTTTAGGATCCATAATGTGCCAGTAGACCTGACCGTCATCACCTGTGAAATAACGCTCGTAGCCACCGGAAGTAACCACCGCCTTATCTGTTACAGAAACACCTCCCAGATAACGGTCCTCTTCTGCTGCCCGGATACCGATGAACCAGTCAGACCCGTCCGACTTTGTACCTACTGTCTGGATATTTCCTCCCAGACTGAAAAGAGCAGAAGTAACACCTTCTTCTTTCATCAGGTTTGCCAGGACCTCTGCTGTATAGCCTTTTCCTACACTTCCCAAATCTACCATCATATCCGGTTCTATGGATACAGTATTACCATTTACCTGGATCTTGCGGTAATCTACGCGGGAGACTAATGCTTTGCGTTCTTCCTCATCGGGGATGCGATGTTCACCTGTGGTAAAGCCCCAGGCTTTTACAATGGGATAGGCGGAAATGTCTAAGGCACCGTCTGTATCTTTGCAAAGTTTTAGTGACTGAAGCATCAGATTTGCAAATTCCTCTGCAAAGTTCTCATTCTTCTTCTCGTTTAAATTCCACATGGGACTTCCTTCTTTTGTCACAGAAAGTGTATCTTCCAGTTCTTCTATTTTCCCCCGGACTTTTTCTTCTACGTCATCATTTCCGCCATAGATCTGGAACTGCATCACTGTGTCCATGGCAAATACGGTAAAGTTCTTTTCTTCGGATCCTGTCTCTGTACGCAAAACAGGGCGGTCATTTTTGACCGCCTCTGTTTCAGCTGTTTTTGTAGATGCACTGCATCCGCATAACATCAGTGCCAAGATCACCAGACACCATTTTTTCAATTAGATTTCTCCTTCTGTTTCGGTTGCTTCTGTATCTTCGGCAACATCGTCAGCTGCATTGTCTTCGGAAACATCTTCATTGGAGTCTTCGGAGTTATTGTCCTCGGAAGCATCTTCTTTATCTTCTTCAGCTGGAGTTTCCTCTGTATCCTTATCTTCGGAGTCCTTATCCTCAGATGCATCTTCCTCTGGCTTATCCTCTGCCGGCTCTTCTGCAGTATCTTCCTTATCTTCCTCAGAAGGTTCGGTTACTTCATCTTCTAGCTGAACATTTAAAATCCGAACACCCCCGCTATATATTTGTAAATGGTCTGTTTGGTATCGTCTGCAAGAGATAAAGAGAAAACCGCCTGCCCGGTAAATGGTAAGCGGTTTTTTTATTTCCTGCTGCCTCCTGCTGCCTTTATTGCCATGATACTCATACAATAATTTGACAACGCATCATTTTTCAATCTATACAAATCCGAAAGACAAAGCCCATATTTTGCCTGTAGCCTCGCCCTATGTCCTGCATATCGTTTTTCACGGTCAATAAAGAACTCCCGCAGCACTTCCCTTTCCCTTTCCGAAAGCATACGCAGCGCTGCTTCTATAACTGCTGCCTTTTGTCGTTCTGTCTGGTCGCTGCTTCCTTCCAGCTTTCTAAACTGTTTTAAGTCCTCTGCTGCCTTGTCCTTCATTTTTTCAAAGCCCATTTTCGAACCCTCCTATTTCGTCCATGATATTTTCTAGCCATTTATCCCACTTTTCGCCCTCTATTGCTGCCTCTTCCGGCGAAGTCTTGTAGATATTCTGCTCCCGTGGTTCTTTCTTGAAATATGCTCTATGTAGTGCCTGTAAACTCTGGTCTTTTCTAAGTATGTACATTGCTTTATCTTCTGTTCGTGTAACTGCGAACTGGTCTTTGTAACGCTGCCCGTCTGCTATCTCCGTTTTTGCCCGTCCATTAAAATATATTTCCTGTATTACATACCGTTCCCGCTCCGGCAGCTTTCCAACTGCTTTCCTTACAATCTGCTGCAATTCCTTTTTTTCATAGTCGCTTTCTATGCTTCCGGCGCTTTTATCTTCCAGCATTTCTAAAAGCTCCGTTTCGTGTCCGTCATTTTCCAATGTTATATTTAGTGAAGAGGCAGCAGCAGGGAATATGCGTTTATCTCCTTCCCGCACGTTCCCGAACATTTTGTAAATTTGTTTCTTGTATTTGAATGTCATGTAAGAAGTGAATTTATAGCCTTTTTCTGGGTTGTATGCCTCCACTGCTTCCAGCATTGCAAAATAGCCGCATTGTATAAAATCTTCCATATCAACAAAAGCATTTTGCTCTATTATGCTCCTGTATTTTGCCGCCATTATTATTACAGTGCCTCTGCACTCCCCCCAGAGCATCGGCAGCAGGCTTTTTTCTCCCGCCTTTATTCTCGCTGCTAGCTCTTCCCTTTTCTCTCTTCCGTCCATGCTGTGCCCCCGTTTCTGCTATTCTTCTGTTATGTTTGGGTGTTGCTCCGGGTTCGTTTTACAATAAAGGTCTATGTCTGTTTTATATCCTTCGTGGTCGTCTATACGTGTAATCTGGTAATATTCCCCGGCATACTCTACAATCATATCTGTTTCTATATCTGTCCTGTAATTTACGGTAAATAATACGTTTTCTTCCGCGTTCACTGTTGCCGCTGCAAAAAACTCTTTCCCGGAAAGCTGGCGATAATACGCCCACAGCTTTCCCTCATGTATTACATTCCATTTTTCTACAGGAAACCCGTTGTTATTTGTATAACTTTCATACGCCAGTATACGTATTTTCTTATCTTTCAGCTTCATTGTGCCCTCTCCCTTTTATTGTGCCTCTATGAACTCGTTGTAATGCTCATACAATCCTACATAAGCATTTAGCAAACTCGCTGTGCCGTCTATTCGCTGTTTTGCTGCTTGGTTCTTTATCGGTACTATGTTCCCGTTTCTGTCCTCCTGTACGCCAGTATTTGACAGACACCAGCGCAGCACTGGATTGTTATTGTAGTTAATCTTCTTTGCTTGTAAATCAGCGCCTAGAAACTGCATCGGCAGCGACAGCGTTTTTGCTCCCTGTGCAACGCCTTTCATTTCTGTAAACCCTGTTGCTTTCATTTCCTCAACCCAATACGTAGCGCTCCATCTATCGTAATATATCCATGCCGGAAATATGCCGTATGTGTTCGCCATTTCCACAAACCACGCCGTAACGTCCTTGTAGTTTATCGTATTCCCCTTGCACAGCCTCACAAGCCCCCTCTCATACCATTTATCATATGGCAGCTTCTCTTCGTTCACACGCCTTTCCATGCTGTCCTCTGGTATCCAGTACATTTGCGCCACATATCGTTTTTCTGTTTCCCTGTCAATTAAAAGCAGGGTTGCACACGTTAAGTCACGTGAGCTGGAAAGGTCAGCGCCGCCTATTGCATAGCAGCCCCGGAACTGCTCTAAATCGAATGTTTCTTTGTTGGTTATATCCTCCAAAGAAAGCCACGCGTTGCCTATTGTGTCCCTTATATTAAAATCCTTTACCAGTATGCCCTTTAGGTCAACCGGGTTATTTTGCGCCCTTATAACTTTGTTTTGCAAGTCCTCCAGCTTCTTTATTGTCCCTAGCGCTGGGTTTGCTTTCTGCCACATTTCCGGGCGCGTCCATTCCTCCCTGCTGTCAAGTTCATACAATATCGGTAAAAAAGTTTCGTCCTCAAAAATTCCGTCTGCTACATTGCAGGCGTATGTATACATATCATCGAAAATACATTCGCGTATTGTTCCCGCCGTTGTTATCATAATCAATAAAGGCTGCTGTCTTGCGCTCTGCGACTGCTTCATAACTTCGTATAGGTTACGGTCTTTAATTCCGTGCAGCTCGTCTATAATGACACAATGAGAATTTAAACCGTCAAGGCTTCCACTGTCCTTACTTAAAGCCTCAAAACGTGAAAAAGTAGTAGGAAAATACAGGTCTGCTTTTCTCTTTTTTAGTGCTTTTCTTAACGCCGGGCTTTGCTGTACCATGTTGTAAGCCTCATTAAATATAATTTTGGCTTGGTCGCGCTTTGTTGCCACGCTGTATACTTCCGCGCCCGCCTCATGGTCTGCCGTCAGCATATAAAGTGCGATACAGGCAAGCAGCGTACTCTTTCCGTTTTTTCTCCCAATATAAAACATTGTTTCCCGGTACTGTCGCAAGCGTGTTTCTTTGTCGATAAAACCGAAAAGGGCAGAAATGAAAGCCTTTTGAAATAACTCTAGCTCCATTTTCCTTCCTCCCCATTCGCCGCGCGACTGTTTGCACAGTGTTTCAGTAAATTCTATAGGTCTGTTTGCCCGTTTTTCGTCAAAAATATATCTTCCCTCTGGTTTTTTTATCCTTTCAGCCAACTTTTTGTATTGCTTCCTTACCCGCGCCGAAACAATGACTTTTCCGCTTTCTATCTGCTGCCAGTATTCTAAAATATAATTCAAGCACTACTCCTGCTTTTTTATAAATTCCAGCAACTCATTAGCGCCCTTGTCTGTCGGTTCGGGTTTAGGAAGCATATCTGTAAGCTGCCGATAAATAAGGCTATAGCGCTGTATCATGGTGTTATAGGTCTTGACTGCCGGGCTTTCCCGGTCAAATTCCTGCTGTCCCTGTTTGAAATGGTCTATTGCGCCGTTTTTTTCTATGTGTCTGCGCAACCCG